ATTTGGTCTGCTACAGTACCTATCTGCATCGAAAAATAGTTGTTAGGCTTGTTCTTTTTACTCATTAGTCTTCTATTTCAGTCTTTTCAATAGTTTCTTCTGCAATAATAGGCTTTTTTATCTTCTTTGCAGGTAAACTTAATGCAAAATCTTTCAACTCATCCAATGTGTTATCGAAATACTTCAACAACTGCTCAGGATGTTTGCTGTTAAGATGTGCTTTGATGTATTTTTTAAGGTCATCGCCTTCCAATGTGCCGAGTGTTTTTCCCTTGAAAGGAACATTATAACTCTTGCAAAAATCTTTTACTTTAATCATATCGATAAAGTTTAAAAAAGGCGGCTTTTACACCGCCCCTTAGAATAAAATACCTCCTAAACTGATGAAAACTAAGCTTATGTTAAAGCTACAATACCTGCAACACCAAGAGTGAAGGTAGCAGCAGCGCCATCAACTACAGTATCGCAAATCAACTCTAATGTGATTTGAGAAGGGTCAGTAAGATTAGTACCTGTAGTGATCTGAGTACCACCGCCAAGTCTTACGTTAAGGTCTTCAAGGAATCCCCAAACAACTACTTGACCATTGTTTTCTTCGTGACACACGATGATACCACAGCAAGATTGCTTTGCAGCATCAATCAAGAAGTTACGAGTATCCTGGTCACGGCATTGTCCATTACCTGTGAAAGTCTGAGTTAATGAGTTGTTACATCCATCCTCAGAAACATTGAATTGCTCTGTGAAAGATTTGCTGTTACGCTTAAGCTGAACTTCGTAAAATACAGCAGGGCCAACCATAGTAATACCAGTTACCTGATTTGTACCATCGAAAGTAATAGTTGCTACATCTTCGAAATTAGCTATCCAAAGTCTTTTTACACCACCTGCGCAAGATTTAGCACAAGATGTTGTTAAACCTGAAGAAATTGCCATTTTATTTGATATTTATGTTTTTAAAAATAGGGAGGCTGTTACACCTCCCGATTATAATCTTAGAGACCTACTGAGAATAACTCAGACCATACATAGTTGGTATTGAATACGAACTTAGCACGAAGAGTGATTTCATCTGTTTCAGGGTTTTGGTAAACCTTGAAGAAAGAAGCACCACCAGTTGCATCAGGTCTAAGGTCAGTACCGATAACCATATTTGACTTGTGAGTATATACAATCTTGTTTTGGTCAACTGCACCGAAATATTCCTGAGAGATTTCATCCCACTCATAGTGAGCCTTAACTTTGATACCTCTGTAAGAACCTACAAGGCCTTGAATCTGCTCTTCGAAGATTTTGATGAAACCTGAAGTAACAGCGTTATCTTCCAAGTAAGTTACAACCTTGTCCCAAAGAAGTCCGCTGATGTGGATAACCTTCTCAGATGCAGGCATAGTCTTGAGAGCAGCAGGAGCAGCGTTAACTACATCTTGAAGCAACTCATAAGCTTGCTGATTAGTAAGAGCAACACCTTG